TTTCCTTTTACTTTATTAGTTAATAATGCTGCGGTAGGTTGTTGCTCTAGATTCCCTACGATTAATAAAGCCTTACCTTTTTTAATAACATACTCTAAGATATTTTGGATCTTACGAATATTAGGGATCGGTGACTTACTAATTAAGATATACGGATCTTCTAGTTCAGCTACTCCTTTGTCTTTGTCTGTGATAAGGTAGTTTGATTTTAAGCCACAGTCAATTTGAACACCGTCAACTACATCAACGTATGTTTCATTTGTAGGCGACTCTTCCATCATTACTACACCATCAGTTCCTACCTGCAAGTAAGCCTCAGAAATAATTTCTCCAAGCTCACGATCATTATTACAACTAATAGCACTAACATGCTGAAGTAGTTCTTTTCCCACTTCGATAGTACTGTCTTCAAGGTATTTGTTGACTTTCTCCATGCCAGACTTAATACCTTCTTTAATTTCTCTAATACTTTTATTTTCATTATATTCATCTGACACTTTGTTTAACAATGAGTGAGCAAGGACGGTAGCTGTAGTAGTACCGTCTCCTGCTTCCCTCACAGTGTTGTTGGCTGCTTCTTTAATAAGTGTTGCACCTATATTTTCAACCGGATCATATAAGACTACGCTTTCCGCAACGGTTACTCCATCTTTTGTGATTACCGGTTTACCCATGGCGTCTTCATAAATAACACATTTACCAGAAGCGCCGAGTGTCGATTTTACTGCGTCAGTTAATTTACTGACACCAGTCATGATTTTAGTTTTAGCCGCATCGCCGAAGTTTAAATCTTTGACAATTTGGCTTGGTTGATTATATTCCATTTAATTTAAATTTGATTGGTTGTTTACTTGAATGTCTTAACTACTTTAGGTCCTTTTAAAAACTCGAGCTTCTTTTGATAATGATCGATGCTTCCATCAATTGCAGCCTCAGCTGATTCAATTGTTTCGCGTCGTGTTACATCATGCCAATCGCCGCAGCACTCTCCATCTGGATCACACTCGCAGTTAATGCCTTTGTACTCGGTTTGAAAATACCCATTAGGTAGTTGAACAATTCTCCAGTTCTTCTTTTCAGAAAGGTGTTTCCACGTTCTTACTAGGTCTTCTGTTGGTTGTGCCTGTGAAGGCATCGTGTTTGTTTTGTAATAATAGTACGTCATTGGTTTATATATATTTGGTTATTATTGTTTCTATGAGAAGTCAACCTCTCGATATACGATGTTGACAACTAACTCACCATCACCTGCGGTAACAGTAGCTCCACTGGTTGCGTGAAGCACTAATGGTTCGTTAACTCTTATATTCACATGTTCGTTCGCAGCTTTACTAAAAGGAAAGTGCCTAAACAAAATTGTTGCATTATTTATAAAGCTAGCCCCAACCGATGCAAAGTAATCTTCACTAGTTGAACTAACCTCGTTTTCTATACCGATGTATAAGTCTTGATTGAAGTTAAACTGCGTAGCGCCTGGATCTGACTTAATACTAATAGATATAGGTACAATAGCCCTATTTGTACCAGCTGCAGCAATCAGATTGTAATTGCCTCCACCGTTCAATGCTGTAAGATCTACAGATGAAACCGTCACCTTAGCTTCTTTAACTTTTCCTAATGTAGTAGAGAATGAATACCCTGTCGATGTAACATCACTAGAGAATGTTTTAAACCCAGCGATTGTTTGATCACCAGTCGTATACACACCATTGGTTACTGTATCAGCGTTACCTGTTAAATCACCAGTAACGTCACCAGTGACATTTCCAGTAACATTACCCACCAAGTTACCAGTTACATTACCAACAACTGGTCCGGTTAAATTACCCGTTACGTCTCCCGCTACATCTCCCGTCAAATCACCAGTTACATCACCCGTAACGTTACCCGTTAAGTTGCCTGTTACATTTCCTGTTACATCACCCGTTACGCTGCCTGTTAAATTACCTGTTACATTTCCTGTGATATTCCCTACGATGCCACTGCTAAATGTTTTTACTCCTGCCAATGTTTGATCTCCTGTAGTCTTAACTAAACTACTATCATCTAACATGTATGTCTTTAAACTACTAACCAAATAGTTCTTCGTTGCGTTACCCGCACCTGTGGCTCCATCTGATCCTAACAACTTATCAGTTCCTGTTATCTCTGTGTCTGTAGTTAAAGTATGTATCTTTGGCATATTCACCTATATTATCACATAGAAAAGATGGAGTTTAAAAACAGTGACAATAGCTCCTTACTAGTATATCCTAACTGGCTAATGTCACACTTTTAATTGTGGTTAGATATATAGAACTTTCGTGTTGCCCCCACCTCTCCGTTCTTCTCTTGTAAAATAAAAATCAATATTAAAAACCCACCGCCCCCTAATTTTTTACAATTTTTATAAATATTTTTGCGTTTTCATTTTAATTAATATATATTTTTAGATCATTATATTACTATTTGCTACAACACTTTTACGATGTGCATTCGATAGTATATGTGTAAGTTAAATGATAAATACTACTTTAAATACTGCAAACTATTATGTGCACACTAAAGCATGCAGCGCAGTAAGTACATTACATTTTTCTCACATAAACAAAACTACTACTTTTACAACAAAAAAACGAAGCATAATCGATAGTATTAACAAATAAGTAAAACATTAAAAAACAAAATATTATGAGTAAAGAAATTAAAAACATCACATCAAAAAGATTTGTAATTAGAAAGTCATTAGTTGGCACTAACACAGTAATCAAAGTTGAATTCAAAAATGGCAAAGTTTTTGAGTACAATCACGACAAAGCTTTCGAGTTAATGAAAGAAAACTTAACTCAACTTGCATGTTGGGAAAAGTACAAAAGTTATACTTCAAGTACTTCAATTCCACGTGCATTACAAAATGCCGAAGTAATATAACTTGTTTATATTATCTTCAACTCTTCTCTGGTGAGTGTTATGCAGTTCGATTCTGCACAAGAGTTCTATGAGTATATTGAAAGCAGAGCAAATTGCAAGTGGACACTTGTATGCTCAAGAAAATGAGATTATCGAAGCGTGGCAAATGCTTCACACAGAGTATTTAAAAGGTAATTTTGATTATAGTTATTCTTTGTTTGAAATCTTAAAGAATCAAGAAAAATGAAAATGATCTTTTTATCACTATTGAATGTGTATGCGTTTGTTGGCGAAAATACACAAGCAGTTCAAGAGAACAGTAAAGGTAAGTTTGTATTAATAGCAGAAGATACTTATAACTTCAATGCAGGCGATACAATTTACTTAAGTAAAAACGCATTATTAGTCGATGGCGAGTATTTGCATGGCGGTGATTACTATGCAAAAGTTATCGGTGATGGTGTAGCAAAAATGAAATGAATAAAAATATGAATAGAGAAAGTTTAAAAGAAACAGTATTATTAACTATAACAGTCTTCGGAGTGTTAGCATTCGCACACTTCTTATTAACAGTATTTGTATGAGTAATTGGGATAGAGTAATGAATGAAGCCAAGAAAATGGAACAATTGCAAGAAATAAAGCAAGAGTATTTTGGCGATCGTAAGTTAAGCAGTGAAGAACAGAGGATCTTATACTTCATTCTTCATGAGAGAAACAAAAATAAAACGAATAGTAATAGATAATATAATAAATAAAACAGTATGAGTAAACAAGAATTTAAAGAAGTAGCATTGTGCACTTCAGCATTTATGGGAGTTATCTTTATCATTCACTCAATTATATTTATATTTGCAAAGTGATATGAAGTTAACAAGTAAAGAAAAAGAGTTGATTATGCAGTGTTTGCATAAGTCAGTTGAAGACAATGAAGTAGTGTTGATTGACTTCGGTCACAACGAGTTTATTCGTGGTCGAGCTCACGCTAGGATCATGGAGTTAGAAGAATTAATTAAAAAAATAGAGAAATGACATTAGAACAGTTTGAAGAATTAACATTAGAAGATATGATGCATCACCATGACGGTTGGTATATGATGAGTGACGATCACTCTAAGTATGAGCAAGGTGTGTGGCAGCGTAACATTATTGAAGATCTAGTAGCAAGCAAAGGCGGTTGGACAAAGGATCTAGTAGAGATTTGGAACAAGAACTATAATCCACCAAAAGAATTATGAATAAGAAATTAAGATTTGAAATAGATTCGCATGGTGAAACTATCGATGCAGAAATAGAGATCTGGCGAGACAGCAAAGGTGGAGTGTCAGGTTGTTTTGAGTTCTATGATGTAGAATCAGGCGGCGAAGATATACACGCTGAAGGTGGATTATGGTTTGAAGAAGATCAAGGCGGTCTTATTCTATCAGACTACGATGGTGTATTTGAAATACCAAAGTTCATACTACAGAAACTACACGATGACTTCGATGTAAATGTAGAAGAACACTTAGATATATAACGCGTCTCTTGACCGAGACAGGAGTGCTACTCAGCGCGAAAGAAGCCAGTTAGTCGAGGCATGAGTTGATAGCGAGGAAATTGGTTCCGCCGTATGGCAAGGAGGTTCGACTCCTCCCTCGCTACCTATGAAAGAAAAATATAATGGATACACTAACTACGCCACATGGCGTGTTAATTTAGAAATAGTAGAGCAAATAGATATTGAATTTGCCGTGGAAGAAAATCTGCGCTATGATGCAGATATGGTTAAAGAGTGGGTGGAATTTGCAGTATTTGGCGATGAAAGTAAAGGTGACTTCGTGTCTAGTTATGCGCGAGCATTTCTAAATGAAGTAAACTATCACGAGTTAGCTAACAATTTAAACGAAGAAATAGAAGAGCGAATCAAATATAATACGAATAGTGATCGATAATAATTACGAATATGGACGAAAAATTTGACAGATTCATCAGAGACATTAAAGACGCCATTGATTTATACAAGATTGGTGTGCAAGACGGAGAAGGTACAATAGCTAACATATACATGAATGGTATGTGGATTGCAAAAGAAATCAGAGAAAACGAACGAAAAGAAAAGAAATGAAGATATGTAAGTGCGGGGACGCTATACATCCAGTAAGAATTAAGTTAAACTATTCAACATGTGTCAACTGTTCTACCACAGAACCTTATGGCGCAGTGCAAATAGTCAATCACAAAACAGGTAATGAGTTTCAATTCTTACCTAAATCTCAAGCAGACGCTATCAATAAGATGGGCGAACGCAAAGGCTATGGCACTTGCCTGAGGTAAATATATGGGC